TAGCTGTCGGTGGGCATGACCGGCTGAAGGGTGACATACACTTGGCGCGCGCCTTGCAGGTCGTCCGGGCCAAGGCCAAGCCAACCCTCTTTGCCCTGCTCCCGGTTGTAGACGTGGATGGGCTGCTTGGCTTGGAACTCGACGATGTCCCACAGGACCTTGATGATCGCTTCCAGCCCGCGTTCGGCGTGATCAACGAGGGGCTTGAACTTCATGCGAGCTGCGGTGATCAGTTGGTTGACCAGATAGCCCGAGTCGCCGCTCCCGGCTTGGCCGTACAGCACATCGGAGAGGCCCGCGCGTTCGACAAAGTTCATGAGGATCTGGATAAGCTCGTCGATGTCCGGGCCGTTGCCATTCCAGGCGAGCCAAGCCAACGTCTCGCCCGGCCAGAGGACCACCGTGCTACCAGGCTCCACGACCAAGTCTCGCGGCTGGCCGTTGGGATCGAGAGCCGAGCGGTCGCTGAGTTGGTATACCGGAGTCGGCCAGGCCCACATGCGCACCGCCGTTCCCTTCTGTGACAAGACCCGGTTGAGGGTGGGGAGCACGTTGCGCAAGGGGAACAGCGTGGATAGCCCCATGCGGTCGGGGTCGCGCGTGGCCGGGTTCGTGCCAAAGCTGTACACGTAGGGCGGCCTACCGTAGGTGTGCTTGGAGTGGTGGACGATCTTATCCTCGACGGCGTAGGTCAGGCTGTCGCGGGTCCAGAGTTGCGAGAACTTGACCCGGTCGCCCCCATCCATCTTGACCCGCATAAGCTCGGTGATCTCGGGGTCCTTCTTGCCGAGGTTCCACCGGCGCTGGTCCAGGGTGAGCACGTCGCGCTCATCTACCTCTAGGATCGCTTCGAGCCCTGCCTCGCTCCACATGGGGTACACGGTGAGCGGGTCCACCCACTGCCAGGACACCGGGACCGGCCTGCCGATCTTCCAGGCTTCGACCTCGTCGGTATACTCGGCGTCCTCCTGGCCCTTCTGTCGCTTGGGGTAGCCGGTCCACAGTTGGGGCGCATAGAGCATCCTCATACAGCCGTGACCGTCCGCGATCAGGCACTCGATGTACTTCTCGATCACGTCCTCTTCAGCCTGGCGCGCCAGTTCGCTCAGTGCGGCGGAGGTCCACTTCTCCATCTTGCCGCTCTGTCGCTGCGCCGCCTGGGTTGCGGCCACCGGGGGCACGGCGATACTGGGCGCGTCCGTGGTGAGGGTGCCAACCATCCGCTCAATGATGGTCCAGGCGGCGGGTACTTTGATGATCTCCGCCTCCATGTGTACGGGGGCCTCGACGGTATCCTCAAGGTAGCGGAGTGTGCGCATCTCGCGGATGTGCGCATCGCGCCCGCTCCAGGTGGCGCGGAGCTTGCCCTCTAGGGCTTGGATATTCGGGATGTCTGCCATTAGCGTCTCACCCTCACGTTGATCTTCGGCGGCTGCGTGCTGGCCGCAGTAACGAATCCAAAGTTATGCACGAGTCCGTAGGCGATTGCCTTCATCGCGTGGTTGTCTGCGTCGATGGGCTCTTCGCGCTCGGGCCGGTTCTCCTTCACATCGTGGTACTTGTACTTGCCATACTCGGCGAGTGTGCCTTTGCACTTGGGGTCGTGCAGCAGGCGCGGGGTCTTGGTAGCCGGATCGACTAGGAAGGTGCGGTGACGCTGGATGCCGTCCGCGATCCCCACCGGCTGGCCCATGGGTACGAGCCCCGTAAGGCGTCGCCAAGTCTCGTAGTGCGATTCCTGCGCGTGGTGCTGCCTGCCGGCAACGTCCATCACGATCTGGCGGACGCTCGGCCACCACTGGCGCGCCTTGCACATGTCCACAATGTCGGCGCTCACAACCCCCCGCTCGTAGACTTCGTCGAAAATGCGCACCGTTGTGGGGAGCGTGGAGCGGTCGAACTGCACAGCTAACACGGCATACGCTCCTGCATAGCCTGGGTCGATCCACAGTTGCACCGGCTGGTCCGGGATGAAGGGCAAGTCCCGAACGTGGGTAATGTGGCCGAACTCCTTGAACACCAGCGTTGCCGGTCGGCAAGGGATCGCCCCGTATCGCTCGTTGAACATGTCCGCGGGCGTGAGGCGCTCGATGGCGAGTATTTCCGGGTCCTGCCGCCCGCCTGGATAGATGGCGAGGTTGGCCCAACTCGGAATGCTGAAAGATCGCGCCTCGTCCTCGTTGGCTGCTTGCCAACGGGTCCAAAGCTCGGGATACCAACCGAGGCTCCCCTCGAACGTCCCACTAAGCACGATCGGGCCTCGGCGCTCGGCCACTCTGCCCCGTAGGCGGAGGTAGACTTCGAGCGATTGCTGCGCGGCCTCGGCCATAGCGATGGCGATAGGAGCGATAGACGCCAGAGTCTCCGGGTCCTTGCTGGTCCGGGTGATAACCTTGACGCCTGTGATGGTGCTGAACTGGCATTGCCCCTGCGCGGGCGTGGATACGGAGCCCGGCACGAGGATGCCGGTTGCGCCTGCCGCTGCGAGTGCGTGCAGGAAGTCACCTCGCGCCAGATCATAGGTAGGCCCAACGATCCAGATTTCGCCGTCTCGACTCGCCCAGCACCAGTCATGAACCTCTTGTCCTGTCCAACGGGATTTGCCTGCCCGCTCACCACCGGCGACCAGCTTGGCCCGGCTTGGGTCCAGGTGGGCTGCGGCCTGTTCGGGTGAGGGGTCATACCCGGACGCTTGCCAAAGTGCGCGGCGTGCGCTCTCGGGCGCGCGCCAGATAGCCTTATGTCCCACCCTCCCCGACCTCCGGGAGTGATTCCTCGATCATGCCTAGGACCTGGAGCAGCCTATCGCGGGTGCCACTCACATCAGCGATAACTTGCTGCACCGGCTGGCCCATCACATAGGACGCGAGCCAGGTGCGCGCCCGGTTGTCTCCGTCCTTGGCCTGCTCGATGGCCTTGCTGATGACTGCGTCCCACTCATCCAACGTGAGGCGCTCCCGCATCCGCTCCATGTAATCAGCCGCGTAGTTCATGGGGCGTCCACCGGCGTTGCCCTTGCTGTGCCTGTTCCCCTTGATGAATCGCCCCTTGATGTCGCGCCCCCTCTGTGGGCTCTTCGGTTGTGCGCCGGTAGTTACGTCAACCATGTTCGCTGTTCTCCGAGTAAGCTCGGGCGTCCGCTATCACGATATCATGTCCTACATATAGTATATTCGCAATCCACAGGCGGGCAAACAAGCAGCCTCTTTATATCAAAGATATGAAAACAGCCTGTTTTACGACTGTTTTGGCAGCAATATTTGGGATATTATATCAAAACTCACATGAATATGAGCTATTATTTAGCTCAAAAATCTGCTATCATAGGGGTGCCTTCGGGCAGCGGGGGCAAACTCGAAACCCACAAGGAGAGACATGCAAACACTGAATCAGGATCGTTGGTTCTTCTACGTTACGAAGGACACCCGCGACTACTTCCACACCCTGGAGTGTGCGCTCATCAGCGGTAGCCCTCAGAGGGATGGCGAGTTCTACGGTCAGGCGGAGTTCTCCTTAACCTGGCAGCGCAACAGCGACCAACCTGAACGAGGGTGGTACGGGTTCCAGGTCAAGCTGGACATGGGCACGAACAACATGCCCCGTATCGAGAGAGCGTTCGACCTTCTGCGCAAGATCAACAAGGCAATCTGCAAGATCGAGGGGCGGATCGCCAGCGAGGACGGATTCGGATTTGGCACCAAGCCGACCCGGATTCGTGAGGCTCTGCACAAGATCGGTGTCCCGCAGATAGTCCGCGATCCTCGGATGGGCTGCGGCTACGTAGAACTGGACAAGATACAAGCTCCCTGGCTGCGGCAATACGCACCGGACACGGACGACCGCTGGTACAACTGCGACGTGGTAGTGTGGGCCGACAGCCCCACCGAGGCACAGATCAAGATCGCGGCGACCTGGGCGGGCAATCTCCAAAACTGCAAGGGCTGCAACGGATACTGCCAGCCCGAGTGCTCCGCGAACTTCATGCGGTGGACGCAAAGAGGTATGCCGGTTCGGGCGCTCGGTAGCGGGGGGCTTCCCGAGATCATCACCCTCGACGCCGAGGACGAGCAGGAGGAAGAGGCAAAGGCAGCGAACGAGGCTCTTTCCGAAGAACACTAAGCTAGTCCCTCCGCACGGTGCGCAGGATGTTGCAAAGATTACAACGTCCTGCGCACAAGCGGGCGGATCAGCCCGAACCCCACGGTAAGGAGCGAGCAAGCATGAAGGCGCAGATCATTGTGGTTATCAGGGACGGCGAAGTGCAGGAGATTCACGGCGTAGGCGAATCGGTCGAGGTGGCGGTTCTCGACTATGACAAGGCCGCGAAGGGTGACGATTTGGTAACGCTGCACGACACAGGGCTCATTGACCCGGAGCGAGATCAGGACTGGATCGGGCCTGTCGAGGCCGAGGAAGCTGCATGGGCCGACTGGCTCGCGCAGGGGAACTACCTGCCATATCGCGGCAGCAGAATATAGCCTGATCCTCCCGCTCAACCCCAGGTGCGCAAGCCCTTGGGGTAGTGCGGGCGGATCAGCCCGAAACACAGAAGGGAGAATCATGAACACGGTCATTGTTGTCATCGAGGGTGGCGTTGTACAAGAGGTTCTATCTGATCAGGAAACACAAGTCATCGTCCTGGACTACGATTCCGACGAGGACAGGGGCGGGGTTAGCGTCATAAGTGCAGACGATCTCGATAACCTGCTCCCATCAGTGCGCCAGCACATCGAGGACGTGTGCCCCGACATCCTCCCGGACCCCATCGTCGAGCAGCCTCGCTTGACGCATATCTCGCAGCCCCGTATGATCCACGACGACGGCATCGCGCGCGTCAAAGTGGACCCGGCGCGGCCCACCCTGTTCGATCTTGGCACGGTGGACCAAGAACCAAAGCAGGTCAATACCATGTGGAGAGACTAGCCATGCCAAAGGTAAGCACGTCGTTCACCCTACCCGAGCCAACCAAGCGGCAGATAGACGAACTGAAGGAAATCTACGGGTCAGATCGTATGGTCGTCATGGTCGCCATCGAGAGGCTCTACCAGCAGGTGATCAGCCTCAAGCTGAGTAGGGACCTGACACTCAAGGATTCGGATGCCGCTACGCTGGCCT